CCTTTTGTGAATCTGGTATCGATCCCGGCATTTGAGATAACACCATAGCATCTACCACAGCATTACGCTGATCACCCATGCGATTGTAAGACTCTGCTAGCCGTTCACGTTCTGCAGTAAGCGCCCGCCGGTCTGGGCCGGTAAGGTCAGACGCTCCACTAAGGTCTTCGTCAATCTGTTGGATTCGCTGTGCAATACCCTGTTCAGTCTGTGGGGCCACTCTAGGCATTGGAGGCTCAGCACCATCAGGACCAGCCTCCACCGTTGCTCCGGGCGTCACTACAGGTGCTTGAGCGGCTTGGTCACGTTGGTCACGCACCGCCTGTATATTATCCGAATCCTGTTGGGTGACAGGGCTGGTGTCGATAGCTGTTAGAGCCTGCTCAGCGGCTTGCTCTGTAGTTGCTGGTGTAGGTTGTTCAGTCGTCTCTTCGCCTTTATGCTTAGAATCGACTTCAAACTCGTAAGGAATATAGTTATCATCTGGATTTAGCGATGCAGATACATTATTCTTACGGAAAAACTCTTGAAGTTCGTCAAATGCTTTGGATTCATAACCAAGCATATCAAACTTTTGAGATCCATCTTTATTCGGTGTTTTAAAGTACGCCAAACGGTCCTGTGCATCAGCTCTTGCAGAAAGAGCTTTCAAACGCATATACTCTATGATTTTTCGGATACCGTCAGGACTGTTAAGAACAGTTGGAAGCGTTTTAGCTAAGAACTCCCGGTCAGCGTTAGATGGGTTTGTACCGAGGGTTTTGATTTGCTCTAACAGTGCCTGACCGATAATTGATTCAGCACGTTCAGTGTTCGCAATCATGCGATCAGTTTCTGCACTGGTCAGACCAAACGTCTGTGCAATTGCCATGATATTTGACTGCGCTTTGGCTAACGGCCCGGTATAAATCGTCCCGGCTTCAACTGCTGAGCCGATGTTCTTCATAATACCTAGAACAGCAGATGCTCGACTGTTGGCTTGCTCAAATCTACCTTGCAGGTCTTCACGGGTTGCAAATCTTGATTGCTCTTTTTGCTTTGCCGCTTCTTCCTGCCCAGCTTCTAAAGCTTCCCGGTCTGCAACCTCCTGCGTACCTTGCTTCATTACTTCAGTCAATTCTTTCTCTAAAGCAATCTTAGCGGCAGGGTCTTTAGTCATTTCAATCTGCATTACTAAGCGACGAATCTCTGGAACCTTACTGCCGTATTGTACAAAACTGATTGCACCATACTTGAGCTTAGCTTGATCCATTAGATCTTTGTCTAGTTGTTTCGCCTTATCTGCGGCGACTATTGCAGACTGGAGCATACCACGCTGACGGAACTGCTCAGCCAGATCACGGTAATACTGTGATGTACCGAACTCGCCTTGTATCCCCTGCGCTACTTCCTGTTGTTGTTTAGCCCGCTGTACACGTGGGTCAAAGGCCGCACCAGCCTGTGCAATGTTATTGAACAGACGCTGATTAGGTGCTGATTCGAACTGAGGGGCTTGCTGACGGATCTCTTGCCGCACTGCAGTCTCTACCATCTGCGGTGATGCGAACAATCCTAAGATTTGTGATTCTGCCATGTTAATCTCCGAATGTTCCGCCGTATGCGTATGGATCGTTACGGGCAATGCTTAACCCACGCTGTGTAGCCGCTGAAGAACCTCCAAACAACCCTGCATCATAGGCTCTGCCGCCTAACTGGCCTAGGGAGCTAAGTAACGCCTCTGTACGGCCTGCGGCGACATTACCAGACTGTGCTTGCATCTGTGCGATGTTACGGGCGGCTGACGCTGATACACCTGCCGCTTCCAGCCTACGTTGACGCTCAAGGTCTGCAAGGTTCAATCCATACTCCATCTCAGAGCGACCTAGTCCGTAGATGTCCTGCTCCTGTCCGAACAGACTCTGTGCCATCAACAAGTCTTTAGAGATGTCTGAGCGAGCTAAGTCGTAGCTGTCAGCGGCTGTACGAGCTTGTTGTTGGGCAATAGCCTGCTGTTGAGCCATAACATACGGATTCGCCGCACCGCCATAGCCCATGTCAACGCCGATGCCTGTTAAGCCTTTAGCCGCTAGATTGCTGAATAGTCTTTCTTGTGCTAACTCTCGACCGGGCTGTGCCAGTCCTTCTAAGCGAGCTATACGAGCTTGTGCCGCCGCTGTCGGATCAATGTCGATCCCACCTAGCATCTGCTCACCTAAGCCTGCATAGATGTCCGCACGTTGTTGAAAGCGAGGATCGAGATCAAAGCCTACATCAGTTAAGCGACCTTCAGCATCGACCTCTGTACGCATCGCACCGTAAGGGCTTGTGAAACCTACCGGGCGGAACTTAGCCGCCTCTTCACCAGCCGCACGAGCTTCACGCTCTGCCGCTATCTGCTTATCTATACCAGCCTGTTGCGCTTTGGAGGCTTTGTACGACCCGTAGGCGCTGATAGCCGCTCCTGCAATTGCTCCCCACATAATACCTTCCTATTAGCTCTTCATGATGTAAGCCAACGCATAGTACGGTGGCAAGTTTTTGTTAGTACCGGATTCACCCGCAGAATCAATTGTAATTCCTGTGGTGGCTGTACCTGATGTCCCTGTTGTGTCATTACCGACAGTAGTTCCAGAGTCAAACGAGTTATTCTGGCTACCTGAGTTTGGTACAGAGTGGTTGTGGCCGGGGTCTGTAATTGTGTGCGTGTGCGAAACCACAACGGCATCAGCGCTACCACCGGTTGCATCGACTGCATAGGTATCACCTGCACCTACAACGAACCGGTTGCGTAGGTCTGGAGTGTTATTTGTACCATCACAGAGAACAAAACCAGTTGGTATTGACGCTACACTACCAGACCATAGCAGTATTGCTCCTGAAGGGACGCCGTTAGCTTGTACAAATGCGGTGGTAGCTATCTGGGTTGAACTTGTCCCGGATGCCGCTGTCGGTGCGGTAGGAGTCCCTGTAAATTCAGGAGACTGTAGATCTGACTTAGTAGAAACAGCATTGGCAATAGCGTTAAACTCATTGTCAATTTCTACACCCTTCACTTTCTTGTTTGCATCACCTACCGGGAGTGAATCCTTAGATGCAAAGTTTGTTGCTTTGGTATAATTACTCATTTAACTCACCAGTTTTCCAGATTTTGCAAAGATGTCCATCTTCTGTAATGACAATGCACCGCCTTCAATATCAGCTTCAATACCGATCTGAATAACAGCTCCTCGACCACCAATATTCAATGCGATGTTATCCAAGATAATACCGCTTGAGTATTCCGCTTCATTATCTGTATCGTCATCTGAGAAGTATTCATCAACATTGTATTCTGATGTAATGCCTTCAGACAAGACAAAAGAGGTTGCACTGTAGTCAATGTTATAATCAAACGCCCATTTTAAGGCGGCGTCCTGCTTAGTGGCTCCGATCACAGCAAGTCGAATCTTTTTTAGGATAGTTTCCTGAGTCGAGTTACCGAAGTCAAAGTAGTTTGTGAAGTAGGACATACGATAAGTTGTACCATTGTCTGTATACCCTGTATACCTTCCTATATATCCATTTTTCCCTACTAACAAATCATTGTTTTTTCTAACAGTAAACGCCGAGGGGGTAATATCTGTCCATAATGTCACTCGACGACTACCATCCTGTAATGGAACACGCATATCAAAACAATATGTATAACCGGTTGCAGGCAATGTCAGTAAATAAAATGCATCTGTGGGGGAGTAAATTGATTTAATTCTGAACTCTGATTCACCTGCAACATACTGTACAATATCATCACGTACATTCTTAGAAACGTCACCGATTGGGGAAGACTGCTCTTGAATAGTTCTCCCGACAGTACGTACCCCGTCCGAAGCTAAAAAGACTACATCGCTTCCTACGTTTTGCACAGAGTCACGAGCAATACATCCAATACCTTTAATATGATCAGTCATCATAAATGATGTACCTGTTGGGTCTTCAGCACCTGCAAAGAATGCAATGTTCCTTCTCCCAAAGATCACCAATCGATTGTTATAGGCTGTGATGGCTGTCACAGTGTCGTCTTCACCAAAGATCTCACGGATATCTAAATAACCTGTACCAGTCCCTGAGAAGCTCTGAGGCTCTAAGATTTTAGACCAGTAAACGACATAGTCATCTGCAACCCAAACCCGATTAAAACAAGCCGCTCCACAGCTTGGTGTTGTAGACCCCGGTGCAGAGCTGTATTCATTGTAGGTATCTGCACTGCCATCGTAGTACACCATCTGGTGACCTTGTTGTACGAAGACTGCGTAGTTGTTATACGTAATAATCTGCCAGTCGTCATCAGTGATTGTAATGTCTGTGGCGTCTGCATCAGTCAACTCAGTTGAGGTGTAGTCATCTTCTAAACGAAACAGCTTGTTATTAGCGGCGTAAAGAATTTCTAACGTGCCATCGGCTTTGGTGTATTCAGCGATGGCTCTTGTATTACCTGTAAAGGCTGAAGAGTTTAAACCATCCCATCCTTTTCGACTACCAATACGCCCGAACTTATCGATAATGCAGTTGGTAGCCTCTAACGCAAATCCATTGGAAATGGTAATACCAGATTCTTGAGTGTTAAGCCCAAAGAATCCCGGTGCGGCTAGTGTAACAGCTTGTAATTGCGACATTATACAGCCCTAAACACAAGTTCTTCTGAATGCTTTTCTTGATCGAATGAAATAGCGTCATTTAGCATGCGGTTTGCTGTCAGATATGCACCGGTCGGAGTAACCCCACCGTCTTCACCACGCTCTTCCAATGCTTTAGCATAGGCTAACATGATAACAGGGCGTTCTGGGGCGTACAGCACATCACTATTGTTAGTTAAAGGCCCGGGACGAACAACTAGGTTAAATCGTAGTTCATACTGAGCATCGGGCTTAGGGTAAACTTCCGCAATGGTATCATTATTAGCATCTAAGCCATTGAAGCTGTAGTATCTTGGCGAACCAGTATCAACATTATCATAGTTTAAATACAAGTTTGTAAACTCTTCTGCTGATTTATATTCCATAAACCAGTTGCTCGTATCATTAACAACATTTAATACTTTTAGTCTAGTACCAGACGATGTAAGAGTATAAGCAAAGATGTCTGCAACAGTCGTCGCAGTGAGAGTGGTACGTAAATGAGACCAATCCCAAGCATTCTCAATCTCTTCTTTTGCGTCATTCACAAACTCACCGACCAACTTAGAGTAGGTGTTTTCTGTCACAGCAGAAACTTCACGCTCTCTCAGTCTAACCAGTACAGAGTTTACAAGTTCTAAATATGTCATTACCACTTAACCTTATGTGACCAATACCGTGCTGATAGCTTTGAAGGACTGGAATCTTGAGCATTATGACGG